TTTCCACTTCGAGTCATTCCTATGTATAATGTATCAGTATTACTTAAACTACCACCAGAAGCTATATGATTTACTGGTACTTGTAACCATGCAGTATTATCTGTAATTGCACCTGTTACAGCATAAACAGCAAAAGTAGCGGGTGCTCCATTTTTTCTAATTGTAATAAAACCTTCATGTGAACTGTTAGTTCCATCATCTATACTAGCAATCAAATCAGATATATCATTACTATCAGCCGTTTGTGCATCAAAAGCTATATTGGTTACTGATCCTAGTGTTGCATTATTTAATCTTACATTACCAGCAGCAGGATCACCCATAGTTGTACTACTATCAAAAGTATATTTCCAAGCTATAGAACCAGTAATATTGGTTACATTAGTTTCTGTGGCAGAAGCATCACTAGCACTTGTGGCAGCAGCCGTAGCTGAGGTAGCAGCGTTGTCAGCATTGGTTGTACTTGTATCTATTTGAGCATCTACATAAGATTTATTAGAAGCATCATTAGCAGCAGTAGGAGTAGTAAGATCAGTAATCTTTTTAGATAACGCATCCCAACTATCAGCTCCGGTTACATCTAAAGCTAAATGATTGTCTCGTTCATCTAGAGCTTCCTGAGACATATAGAAAGCCTGAAGTGAATCTAGGTCTAAATCGGACTCTGTAAGATTAGAACCATCAACATAATCAACTAATCTAGTAGTATCACTAGTAGCTCTTTGTATTATTATCTTGTCAGTATTAGCTACTGTCGGTGATGTAATAGTAATCTGCCCGTCATTCACCCAAGTAAATGTAGCAGCCGATCCATTAACAGTAATAGATACATGACTTCTACTTATAAATGGGAATGTAACAGCAAATGACTGTGTACTACCGTCAGCAGTATAATTGTCTCTTGCTCTAGCCATAATTATCTAAAAACCTCATATAATGGAGAATCTTGTTCTACTAAATCTTCTCGTTGTCGTTGTAATAAGTTTTGTGCTTGTATATCTAGCTCACGATATTTATTTCTTAAAGCTAGTTTTGCTGCATTTTTATTTGATAATAAAGCTTTTTTTAGTCCTTCTTGATCTGCCAGTTTATTTCCCGTATTGAATCGGTCTATAGGAATTCGTTTATTATACTCGCCCCAAGTTTTAGAAAAATAATCTATTTGTTCATTACTTAAAGTAAGTCGTGCTCCACCAATAGTAACAGTTCTAACAGTTCTCATATCTGTTAAATCTACTTTAAGTTCTTGAACTCTTTGATCAACTTTACTTGTAGTAATTTCAGAAGGACTTGCAGGATTTAATAAATTATTAAAACCACGCATTAATACGTTAGTTTTATTTCCGGGATAATATTCTACATTTCCTTCTAAATCTCTATGTGGAGCTAAGTCCTCACTAAAACCTGGAATTTTAGAATAAATTACATTACGAATTTCGCTAAAAATATCGGCATCATCTGTAACTCTTCTAATAGGATCAACAGTTCTAGTAACACCTCTAACAGCAGCAGAAGCAAATGAAAGAGGGGGAATAACATTAATTAAATCTTTAGTTACTCTTTCTGAAGCTCTATTAGGGTCTAAGTTTAATAGCCCCATCATGTTTGAGATACCTTGCATATAAGCTTTATCTTCTAAATTTCTAACTATAGCAAAAGTAATCATTCCTGCTGCTTGAGTCATATCTTCAACAACTAAATCATGGAAATCTTCATCCATTCCTCTTGTTATTGAATTAGCTAACATTAATGATCCTTGATAATAGTCTGCCATTAAACCCATAGACATACCTACAGGATCAAGCCGATTATATGGAACATAAGTATCAGTATCACTAAAAGGATTTATTTGATGTGGAATAACAATAGAATAGGGTTGCCACCCAACTCTTCTTTGGTTTGCATTTAATTCTCTATCTCTTGGAGGTGCTCCCGTCACTAAACCTAATTCAGCTAAACCCATCATATTAATTGCTATCATATTACCTGTAGCCATTTTAGCTTTAGCCATTTGTACTCTAGCAGGATCATTAGATTTTAGATCATCTTTCAATCTTTTACTAAACCACCTCATAACTGGTGTACGTTCTGCTGAAAATCTCACTAAATTGACAGGAGTTCTAAAGAAAGGGATATACATTTTTATAGCACTTTTTAAAGCTACTCCACCTGGATGATCATATTCAGTTTCAATCCATTGTTGTACTACTTTACTTCTTGAACCTTTTGCTAAATCTTCTGTAAAAGTATTATATCTAGCATAATCAAGAGACTCCATATGTAGTTCTACTTCAGGATTATTGATCACTTCAGTTACAGCATCATTATAATCTTTACCCTTTAATTCTAAACTAGAGGCTCTACGATGAGCTAAAGAATGTAAGTGCATCCTATAGTTAATGGTTTTAAAAAACTCATCAGTACTCATTAACATTTTTGTAGATAAACCTAATTTATTTCCTAACCAATCTGCAACTGCACCTATATTTCCTCTAAGTTCTAACTTAGAAGCAGACATAGATTTTTCATAAGGAGTATAAACATCTGTTTTAGTATATTTATCAGAAGGAGTATCGGTTCTAAAAGCTTTCATAGCCATTTCAAAAGCTTCTTTATAACCAGCTTTTAGTCCTAATAACATAGAATGAGCTTCACCTGTAACTATTCTATTAGTTCCATCAGGTGCTTCTCTTTTAAATTTAAATTTTCCAGTAGTAGGATTAATGTGTTCTGCATACCTTCGTTCTAATACTCCTAAAACAGAAGCACTAGCACTACCTAAAGCATTAACAATTTGTGTTTTAGGATTCCATAAAAGACCTGTAATGTAAGCTTCTAATATTGCATCCATAGTTCTAGCAGCAGCTCCACGCTGAGAAAACTTAGAAACACGCAAAGCAGCATCTTCTTGTTTAGCTAAATGATTTATAGAAGCAACAAATTTATCTAAATTATCTCTACCACCAAAAGATGAAACTAGAGCATCTACTTGAGCTAAACGTGCATCAGCACCCCTAGCTTCTATTTTCATAGCATTTAAGGCTCTAGCAATTTCTCCTTTTATTCCAGATATTTCTTTTTGTATTCCTGTATGAATATAAACGTGCCTTCTTACTGCAAGAGCATCTACAGGTAATTGTGAGTCTTCTGCTTTTCTAGCAAGAGTAAGCATATGTTCAGCAGAAGCTACAAGCACCCTTCTAGCTGCAAGAACTTTTGCTCCTAATCCTTTAGTAGACAGATACATTTCATTAATATTTTTAATAGATGTACCTGCAAATTCTGCTAGTTCTTCAGTATCTTTAAAAGTTACTTTTTCTTTAATTGCACCACCTAAATTTGATACAGTCTCTAAAGCTGCTTTAACATCATCAGTTGTTTTAATGTAGTCAAAGTTAATATCAGTATTTTCTAAAGTAGCTCTAAAGTCTTCTTTTTGTAGTGCTTCTGTTAATTCATTTAATTGATCCCCCCTTACTTTAAGATAAGGAGATTGTATTCCTCGATCAGTAAAAACTTTTGGGAGTTCTTCTTTAGGTACAGGTGGTCTTACTCGTTCATCAAATCTTTTAGGTTTACTAACTTTAACTGTAGCAACCTTACCATCTTTTGTTTTTATAATTTCAACATTATCAAAATGCTCTTTAGCTAAAGTTTCCAGTTCTTCTGGTGTAAATCCTTTTTGAAAATTCTCTGTTCCTCTATTTGGAACAATATAACCATCTTCAGGATTGCCTTCAGTAAATTCTTTCCAAGTATCTTTTTTAGCTGCATTTATGTCTTTGTCACTTCTAACTGAAATATAACCAACTCCATCATCAGCCATAGAAGCAGCCATATCAACCATAGCTTGAGTTCTATTTTTAGACCCTGCTATAACATTTAAAACAAAATTAGATACTACTGTTTTAAAATTTTGTTTACCTAAAGCATCTCGACTTTTTGTAGAATTAAAATTAGGATCATAATTAACTACCTGTCCTTCTGTAACATTCTCTAAAAAGTCACTATCAGGATTTCTAGGAATAGGTTTACCTTTTTTTGTTGTTTGTAAACCATCTTGTCCTGATCCAAAATGTAAAGTATCACCTTTAAAATCTAATTCTTTAAAACCTTCTTTTTTACCAGCACTTTTACCTGCTTGTTCCATAGGAGTACTGAGTTTATTCTTCTGTCTTCCTAAAGCAGTATTTTTAGCACTTTCATTTAATTGTTTTTCTAAAGAATCTGTAGCAGAAATTTCAGGTGAGTTATCTAAATCTGATTCTACATTTAATCTGTCTGCTTTATCAGGACTTGTGATATTAGAAACTTCTTCTTCAGTAATACCTAAATCTTTTCTTCCTCTAGCTTTAGCTCTTTCTATTTTATATTCTCTAATAGAATCTGCTAGTTTATTAAAAAGAGCTTTACCCCCTTTTGCAATCCCTGTTACTGCTGGTTCTGCCACGATACCAACGGCAGCCCCAACAAAAGCATTTTTAAAACGGTTGAAAATGGCAGGATCATCGACATTAGTTCCAAGGTAATCCAAAACCAAGGATTGTAATTTAGGATTGCCATCAAGTTTTGAACCCAACCAATTAGCAGCATTAGGATCATTAGGATTAAATCCAACAAAATCAACAGGAGCACCTGCAACTGTACCTTTGGTAATAGACTGTCTAAGCTTGCCACCTTTTTGTACCCATTTTAGTTTATTTACTTGTCCTAATACTGGTATAAATCCTGTAAAAAACTGAGCTGTTCCTCTTATAATTTTACCAGTATTACTTTTAGGCTGTGCTAAAACAGGAAGGGGAGTATCATCTAAAGGTTGTCCTCTTAAATCATCTGATAATTCACGCACTCCTTCAGGTAATCTTTCGTTAATCCATTGAGAAGCATCATCTAATCCTAGAAATTTCCATGTCTCATTTCCAAAATCAGCAATACCACCACCAATAGCCCAAGGAGCTTCTTTACCACCATCAATTACATCGTTCCAAAACCCTTTATTTTGTTCTTCATTTTCATTATCTATAGAAGTTCGAGCATTTTGAATAGTATCTGCTTTAGGATTATTAGCTATTGTTCTAGCATTTATATATTCGTTTTCTTGTTCTTCATCTATCACTATGAATCATCTCCGCTAAAAATCCAGTTTTTTAACCCATCTAACCAACCTCTTCTTCTTTTAGGTTTTTCTGAATCTTTTGGTGGTGGTGGAAGTTGTGGTCTATACTTTTCATCGTTTCCTAATTCTTGAACTTTTGCATTAACTAAATCGTTCCACTTTTGTAGGAATTCAGGTGAACCAAAATTCATTTGTTCAGACAACATTTGAGTTGTATCAGACATAAAACGAGTTAATTCATTATATGCTGGAATAGTTCTAGCTAAATTAACCTCTTTATTTCCTGGTATTGGAATAATCTCAGGGTCTTGTAATAGTTTCTTTAAATTCTTTCTTTGTTGAGATATAGCAGAAGCATATGGTTTAGAAGCTGCACGATAAAAACTATTAAATTTAGTTGTTAAATCAGCATACTCTTTAGGCGTAATTTTTCTATCATTAAATTCAGCATTAATGTCTTCAATAGTTAAAGAAGGAGACATTGTATTAATATCTACTATTAATTTTTCAAATGTTTGACCCCCATCTCCCATCCAACCTTTACCTGAAAACCCGTTGTAAGCGTTTAGAAGGGTAGTGTTTTGTTCAAATCTAATACCCTCACTTGCTGCTAATTCTCCTATTTTTTGTAGAAAGTTTTTTGATTCAAAATCATTGTCTTTTTGATCTGTAAAAGACTTGATCATATCAGACATTAATGTAGATGCAGCTCTATTTTGAGCCGTTTTTAATTGTTTAGCTGCTAATTTATCCTCATTAGAATGAAAAGTAACATAAGCTTTGTTAGCTTGTATTTGTGCTTTTTCAGCAGCTCCACCAAACTCAGCATCAAAAACTAATTTATAACCACTTCTATCAGCCGAATAAATATGGTTTAAAACTTCGGGTACAGGCTCACCAACTGAATCAACTCCTGATAAAGCAATTTCTGTTATCCGTTCAAGCCATATTCCCCTAAGTTGAGATACACTAAACTTGGTAGTTCTTAGTCCTTTTCTAATAAATTGATTATAATCAGAAAGCTGAATTATTGCTTCTCTTCTTTTAAGTGGATTAGTACTAGCACCTTCTGGTTCTGCTTCAGTATTGTCACCTCGTTCATTTATGTCAGTTTCTTGAATTATTAAACTTTGTCGATTAGCAACAGTATTAGAAATAACTGCTCTTAAAGTAGTTTTTTGTTCATTTAAAAACTGTTCATTAACTTGTTTTATATAATTACCTTCTAATTTAGTTCTAGCTTTTTGAATAGCTTGAACCATTGAAACTTTATATTCAGGAGAAGCATCAGTTACTTCATTAGTTTTACTTTCAACGATACCATCTAATAAAGAAGAATAGCGGAGAACTTTTGTAGCAGCATCTCCACCCTCTTGTTCAATTCTAGATACTAAACTAGGTTCAGCTACTTCTAATATACTAGCAATAGAATCACCTTGCATTTGTCCTCTAGTAGCATCATATTCTTGTACCCCTTCATTATAGTATCCGTCAGGTAAATCTTGCTCTAAAGTTGCTAATAAAGCTGCTTCTCTTTTTTGTTTTTCTATGGTTCTTTTTTTAGTTTCTTCATATAAAGTTCCAACACCACTACTAAATTTAGCTAAAGACTGAACTAATAAATCAGCAGCAATTTGTCTTTGTACTCCAGGTCTGGTTGTTTGTATAATAGGATCAGGAGCAATAGAAGTAACTTGTTCAACATTATTTCCAAATGACCTTAGAGCATCAATACTTGCCATTAGCCTACCTCTCTTTTACTAGAAGTCCTATTAATTTCATCAGCTATATTTTTTCCTTGTTCACCTATAGCACCTAAAATAGCAAGAGATGGATCACCAACATAAGCATCAGCAATAGGAAGAGAAGATAGTTGCACACCAGTATTATATATATTTATTTGTCTAGCTGTAGAAAATTGGGTTCTTAAAGTTCTTAGATTACTAGACATTGAAAATTTAGTTTCAGCTTCTCTACGTTGAGAGTCTCTTAATAGAGCTTCAAGAGTATTTGATCCAGCTTGAAATGGGTTTTTAGCAACAATACTTGCCATTTCAGCTCTAGCTTTACGAGCAACCTGAGTTCTCTTTTTTGTTACTTTTTTAATTTCTTGTGCTTCTTGTTTTAAAGAAGAAACTAGTTTTGCTTTAAGTGATTCACGAATGTTAATAGCTTGTACTCTATTAGCTTCGTTTGTTTGTTTTGCTCTAGTTATGTTGGCAACAGTTTGTGTTCTTTCTTTTTGAATATCTGTGCCTAACTTAACTCCTAATAATGCAGCCTCAGTACTACACATTAGCTATCCTACAAAATTCATAAAATTTAACATTATTAATCATGTGTTCCTTTATAATTTTAAAACCACACCATTTAATCCATTTGATATGAACTTCATTTCTACTATCAATAATGTTGTATAAATGAGGATAAATATTATTTAATTTAACTACTTCATTTCTACATTCTTTAAGGAAAGCAGTTTTCATTTTTACTAATAAATCATTACCTAACATCCAAACAATACCTGAAAACTCACCTGAAGGTACAACTCCAAACATAGCTACAGGACAACCCATTCCATTAATAATAGTTCTACAAACAGAACTATCTAAGTAAGCTCTACACAGAGCTGCTTCAGAAGTTAAACCTAAAGTTTCCACTTCTCTTCTGTCAGCTTCTCTGAGATAAGGGTATATATTAACTACATCCCAAAGTGTGCTTTTCTTATGATACGGTTTTATATAGTCCTTCAGTTTTACCAAAGGCATTAAGCTCTCCTACTGACTGTCCTCACTACATAGTTACCTTCCCAATCAGCTCCCGTAAAAGCACAGGGGAGATATGAGTCAGATAACAACTCTATTTTTAAACTTCTAGCATCAGCTAAAATTAATTTTTTAAAGTTTCCGGTTTCAAATGGTACAGCCCCTACTTTATTCAAAGCTGATCCAAGTATTCTACCAGTAAAAACATGACTAAAAGCATCTCTTCCTGGAGCTGTAACTTGCATTTTAAAAAAACCAGTTTTAAAATAATCTATATTAAATTTTCTTATTTTTAGTATACCACCTGCAAGAGAACTAAGTCTACCAGACACTTCTGTTTTAATTGTAGGTTCAGTAAACTCATATAAGAACCTATACTCTTTACCTATCCATAATGGATAAGTTGAAAAATCACCAGAAGCAGTAAAAGTTGTTGGAGAAGTTTGAGTTACTCCTTGTACTTGACCACCTGCTTTACCTGTCCATTCTGCACCATAGATTAATCTAAAAGTAGAATCAAAATCATCAGGATATGGAATTGTCCAAGTAGTTATATCCGTTCCTGCATTGTATGATCCTTGTACTGCATTAAGTCTATCTAAATGGGGTTTAAAAGAAAGCTGAGTATCGGACTCTGTGAGTCCTACTAGGTTTCCGT